GTGCAGACAACGTCCTTGGCGATGTACGTCTCCTCGTCGGCGACGGACTTGGCGCGTCCACCGTTGATCTCGAAGTAGTCGTACTCGTCGCCGGCAACGAGAGCTCCGTCCGTGGACAACTTCGGGCCGCGGTACACGCCGATGAAGATGCGCTCTCCCTTGGCAGCGAAAACTGCCAGCGCGATCTCGAACACAGACGTCGCGTCGAGCTGCTGCGTCTCCGGGTCGTAGTCTCGTGCGATGCGAATGTTCGCGTGGTAGTTGTCCTTACCGGGCCGCATGCCGTTGCCGGTCTCAGTGATCACAGCGAACTGGAACGTGGCCGGGTCGTCGAAGTCGATGTCGAGCGGCTTGACGATGGCGCCCGAATGATCGGTTGCCGCGTCCCACTCGGTGACGGTGATGGCCCACGGGTCCTCGGGGCGCTCGTCGAACTGAACGACGCGCTCGACGCCATCCTTGATGAAGTTGGTCATGAGGTCTCCTCGGTTGAGTCCCCGTCAATCGGGGGCGTGTCGGTGGGGTCGGCCACCACGTCGGCGACCGTGTTGGTTTTCACGGGTTCCCGCTTGGTGCGGGAAGTCTTGGCCGGCGGCTTCGATACGTAGCGGCCGTGCTTGATGCCGGGGTTGTCCACCCAGCGGCGGTTGACGGACACCTTCTCCCCAGTGATGGAGTCATAGGCGATGATGTTTTCAGGCATGGCAGTCTCCTTAGATCGGGGTCGCGAAGTAGCGGTAGGTGTCCACGCAGTACGCGCGGTGTGGGGTTACGTCCTTGTCGGTCGTGATGATGCCCGTCGCGGAAAGCTTCATCGCGGCTTGGAACTCATCGCCCACCACGAACCGGGACAGGTCGAGCACGTCATGGACGTCCCCGTTCCAGTGACGGACTTGCCATCCGGACCGGCCAGCGACGGTCACTTGCACGTAGTCACGAACCCGCGACCTGGCGCCATCGACGGTCATCGCCACCTTGCGCAGCGTCGGGGCCGTGAGAATGGCGTAGAACTCGGGAAGGGTCCACGCGGCCTGCTGCTCGGGCGTGAGCTCCTGTGACCAGTGCCGCGGGTCGTATTCGGGACGCTCTGCGCTTGCGTCGTACACCTCGATGCCGAGCGCTTGGATACGGGCGGCAATGGCTCCCAGGTGGTCGCTCACAGCAGACTTTCCAGAATGTCGCCCAGTTCCCGCTCGACATTGGGTGCCTCTTGGTCCAAATCTTCCTGGGGGTCGCGGACCGATGGGCCGGACGTTGCGGATCCCTGGTAGGCGATCCACGCCAGCCCGCCTGCGTGGCCCTTGCCGCGGCCGACGACGGGGCCGATCTCTGCGGCCACACCATCGCGCTCGTTTATGACGTCGAAGTCGATGTCTTGGGCGGCGTGACCGAGCGAGCGGGACTTACTCATCTCCTTGCGCATGGTTTCCTTGATGTTCACCGCACCCTTGACGATGACGGCGCGCACCAGAGGCGCAGCCTTGGTTGGAGCGATGCCCAGTTCGCGGCCAAAGTTTCTCAGCTCTGAGTTGTCAATGGGCATCAGGCGATCGGCTCCTTGATGGGGAACCGGAGCGCAGTCATGTGCTCCTTGTCGGGATCGCCTGCGATGTCGTACTCCTTGCCCACCAGGCCGGGGGACAGGTCGCTGGCAATGACCACGGCCTTGTGTCCAACCTCAACGAACAGGGCGTCGACGGGCAGATGAACTGCCTTGCGCATGACCGTGTACTGATGGCCTGCAGCCTCGGGGGTCTGCTCGTAGGACTCGAACGTCTGCACCTTGCCGGGTCCGAGATAGCTGGTCTCTGTGGCCTCCACGTAGGTGCCTGATTCTTTGTCACGCTCACGCGAGACGAAATAGACGGCGATGGTGGCCGTCATACCGCGCTTGGCGCGTCGACGGCCGGCACGCAGACTCGAGGGCACAGCCATGGCAACCTCCTACGGGTAGTACGGGGGCAGCAGAGGCTCGTCCACCTCGTGGTCGGGGTACAGGATCGGGTAGTCATTGCGGGTCGTGGCGATCGTGCGCAGCCCACCGTGCGGGTCCCCGGCATACTTCACCAGCAGATCCTTCTCCGAGCGGGTCAGGAACACGCCCGCTTCCTGGACCTTGCGTGCCCCGTACCAGTCGTCCTGACGCTCCTGCTCGAACCCTTCCGGGTTCAGGTAGGCGCGCCCGGCCGCGGCACACGTGACATTGAGAACGTCGTCCGGCAGCGACGAAGTGATGCCGTCGCCGGCATCGTTGAGCCAGGACTTGCCAGTCTCGTCACGAACCAAACCTGATGCCATGGACAACACTCCCGCCGCCCGCTTGCCGTCAGGATCGCCTTCATCGTTGGCGATGGCCTCGCCAATCCAGTCAGCGAGGTCCTCGACAGAAGCGAGCGGCGGGAGTGTCCGTGGCATGTCGGCTAGACGCTTCCGCTGGCCGCAGGCGCCGTCAGGTGAACGGCACGCACCATGTGCGACTCGACACCCGCCTCGTTGGGGTCCTCAGCCGGCGTGAACCGACCGTGGGAGTCCATGTCACCGGCATCGGTGGTCAGACCGGTGCCGATCCACGAGTCCGCGACCGCACGGTCCTCGACCTCGTCAGGGTCGAACACGCGCACGGTGCGCACGGCGAAGCCGTCAGCGCTGGCGGTAGCACCCCACGGGGCGCCTGCGGGCACCTTCGGGGCACGAGACGCCAGCGGGAAGGCGGTGCCGTGGTAGGCGAACGCCTCACCCGGCTCGAGTAGCGGGTCGGTGATGACGTTGAAGCCATACACGTTGCCGATGGTCGCGTCGCGCAGCGTGTCGGTGGAACCCGACTTGTCTGCGTGCACGAAGTTGTCGAGCTGGATGATCGCGGAGTCGATCTCCGAACCGATGACCAGGGTGCGACCGCCGGCAGGCACGTTGCCCTTGTTCAGCAACTCACGTGCGTATGCGATCGACCCCTTCGCGTCGGTGGCGTCGAACTCGAAGGCGCGGTCACCATAGGTGGCGCCGGCCATGTTGGTGTAGATCTGGTCCTCGATGCCTCGGACAATGGCCTCGACCATCGGCACGAGGATCTCGGCGCCGAAGTTCTTGATGTCGAGCTCCATCTGCTCATCCGAGACAGGGACGTCCATGTAGAAGTCCGTGTCGAGGGCGACGTCGACCTTGCGCTGGTGCAGGCTCGACTTGTTGCGGGTAGCCCCGGAGCGCAGAGCGCGCTTCTGGGCCACACCGTAGGCGGGCAGGCGCAGAGAGACCGTGTCGTCCTTGGCACCCGCGAAGTCCGCGACTGCGTCGCGCCACACGGTTCGTGCCAAGAGGCTCTCTCGCACCAAGAGACCGAGGGTCGTGTTGACCACGACCTCAGGCTTGATGAACGTGTTGACCATCGTCTACTTCTCCTTCTGTGTTGGACGCCCGCCATTGGTGTGGAGAGCGATTAGCGGCGCGGGATCTGCGCCGCGAGTGTTGTGGGATCGGTCTCGTCCTGCGAGGCCGTGGGATCACCGCCACCACGGAGCTTCTCCTTGGGGCGGTTGCTCAGGTTCTTGGCGCCACTGGCGCCGCTCGAGTGCCTGTCCGAGTACTTCTTGGCCGCGGCGTCGACCTCATCCGGCGTCTTGCCGTGAATGAACTCGAGGTCTTCCTCGTCGAGGCTGTACTTGATGGCCGCGCGCAACCGTGCAGCCTCCAACTGCGATTTGGAAGCCTCAGCGCGTGCGTCGTCGCGCTCCTTCTGCGACTTCTCCAGATCGGAGAGCTTCGCGGTTTCCGCGTCGTCGTGCGCCTTCTTGTACTTGTCACGATCGGCCTTCGCCTGCGCGCTTTCTGCCCGCAGGTTCTTGAGCAACTTCGCTGCGCGCTTCGCGTCGAAGTCGTCGTCGTCCCACGGAGCGTCGTCGCCGTCGCCGTCGTTGTCTTTCGAGCCACCAGTGCCCGAACCCGCAGCGTTGTCGTCCTGCGACCCACTACCAGCGCCTGCGTCGTTGTTGGTGGCACCACCGGCATCGTCACCATCACCGCTGCCACCACCACCGTCACCACCGTCTCCTTCCACGCACCTCACGAACGGAGGCAGAGCAGAGGAGAACAACAGATTGCCGTGCTTCATCTTCTTCAACATGAGTAGCCCTCCTGGGGCGTTGTAGGTAGCCGTCACCTGGACGGCCTCACCCGCAGTCGCGGGTAGCTCTATTTGCCGCGAGCGCGGCGGGCTGGGGAGTCTCGGAATGATCCGTTGTCGCGCATGCGGTGCAGCACGGTGTCTGCGGTGCGGCGTCCGTGGATCTTGTCGGCTTCCTCAGCGGCGTCGAAGTACGAGTCGACGTACTTCTGTTCTTCCTCGGTGGGCATCCAGTCCCCGTAGACGATTTCCACGGTGCACCCGCAGTTGGGGTGGTACGGGTCTTCGTTGCCTTTCGCGAGCGCCTTGGCTTCTGAGGTGTAGGCGGGTCCGCGGGAGACGAGCATTCCGCAGAACGTGCAGGGGTCGCCGTCTGACTTTCTGCGCCATCCGATTGCGCGGGAGTCGGCGCGACCGGATTCGCGGATAAGGCCGCGGCCTCCGGCGAGAATCATCTTGCGGGTTTGCGCCATCACGAGGCCTTGTGCCGCGTGTTGCGCTTGGAAGGGGGTCTGTCCTTGGCCGATGCGTTTCTTGAATGCTTGGGGGCCGTTGGCGTCGAGTACTGCCATGTCGGTCGCGAGGTCCAGGGCGACACGATTGACTGGGCCGGCAGTGGTGCCGAGTTCCGCGAGGCGGTACTGCGAGAGGTACTGGGCGGCTTGGACCTGGGAGACCTGGTGGTACTTCGCGATGATGCCGGACATCTGACGTTCCCATGCGCGGCGGGTGCCGTCGATGTCGTCGACGTCGAGGATTCGCCAGGCGCGGCGAATCTCGGAGTCTGCAGATGTGGCGATCGCGACTTGCTTGCGACGATGGTTGTCGGTTGCCCTTGCGCCGGGTTCGGTGAGGGCCATGGTGGACTATGCGCTCGGAGTGGGGCCGTCGGCGACGGCCATGCGCTCAATCGCCGCAGCCTGCCGCGTCTCTGCCGATGGGTTGCTCTTGGCGTGCTCCATCCACTGGGTCGCGGTGTTCGCGTCGACGCCGGGAATGCGGTCCCACAGCAGTTCTGGGGGCACGCCAAGCATTTGGGATGCCTTGCCGAGTGCGTCGACGGCCTGGGAGATGTAACTGGTCTCCTCGTCTGACCACTTCGCCTTGATCCGGAAGTTCGCGGCGTCTTCGGGACGCCTCTCTGCGTGCGCGGCCAAACGCAGTGTGCGCACGTGGGATGCTCCGAAGGCCTTCTTGCGGTCGCCAACCTTCGCGCGTAGCGACGCACGTGCCTCGACCAAACCCTCGGCGGAGATGTTGACGAGCTGCCCGAACGTGGTGATTGGCGTCTGAGACGCTGCCGCGAGCGCTTGGATGTCGGAGTCGTGGGCGGTGATGAAGGGCGCCATGCTGGTCTCATCCAGTGTTCCGAAGATGGTTCCCTCTTCGCCTACGAGGACATCTTCGTGGCGGAGTTGCATCTTTTCCTTGTCCGCGTCCGCCTTGTTCTCCGGCCTATCGACTCCGGTGGCGGTGCGGATCTTCCAGGAGTTGAAGTGTTGGGTCAGCATCCGGTCGTAGTCGGTCTTGTTGATACGGGCGAACAGTGCGATCAGAGGCTCAACCTCACCAGGTGCACGGCCCTCGAGGTCCATCTGGTTCGCGAAGCGCACCACCGGGGTGACCCCCATATCGTGGACTTCGTGGGTGATGTAGGTGAGACGCCCGTTTTCGTCGGACAGATAGTGGACGGCTTCCTCGTCGATGATGCGGTAGTGCCATCGGCCCTTGCCCTGGTCGATGACGCGCAGCGCGTACATGGGGTATTCATCTTCGACCGGGTCGCCATACACGGCGAGCATGTTGCGTGGCGAGTAGGCACGGATCACGGCGCCAGTGTCACCAGGAAGTGTGGCTGTGTAGGCGGATCCGTACCCGCAGGCGGCACGGTGGATCGCACCCTGCTTGGTCTCCATGTCGTTGCGGTCCCATGGCGCCCACATCGGGTCCATCGACTCGCTTGTCTCATGCGGGGCGTACAAGCCCTCGACCGCGAGCGCCTGGGCCGTGGACTCGACGACGAGCTTGGCCCACGGCGTCTTGGAGATCTCTTTGAGGTACTTGATCTCTTTGTCGCTGGTCGCCTTCGTCTTGGCGTCCTCGGGCTTCCAGCGCATCCACCCGTCGATGCGGTCGAGAACATTCCGGTCTAGTTTGTAGGCCGGCAGCAGCTCGTCGTTGAGGAGTTCGCGCATGGCCTCTGGCTTCATCACCATATGCGGCCTCCCTTCTTCTGACGGGTGTTGAGGTACAGGCGCCGCACCATGCGGGCGCCGACCATTGAAACTGCGAGGTCGATCTTCTTCTTGGACTCACGACCGTCCTTGGCAATGGACATGCCGGCCTTGGTGGGTGTGCGGCGTGCGTTGAGAACGTGGCGACGCATACGGGCGTCAGCGTCGTGGCTGAACGCCTTGATCTCGATGTCAGCCTCGGTGATGCCGACTGCTTCCACGAAGAGGTCCTGGTTGGTGCGCAACGCCATGTCGAACATCACGGAGTGACCGCGGTCCTTGCCGTTGCGGGCCCACAGTCGCAGCTTCGTCTTGTAGTCGCGGTGCCACTTGTCGAACAGGCTGTCCCAGTAGCGGTCCTTCGTTTCGTCTTCAAGGACGTGCGAGGGGTCACCCCAGAAAGCCACCACCCGGTACTGCGCAACCGCAGACACCACCGCGGCGTCAACCTTGTCGCGGGGCACCAGCCAGTCGTCGCCACGTTTGCCCGGTGGGCGCTGCCACATGCCGATCGTGAATACGTGCCCATCTAGGACACGACACCCGACCAAAGCGGTTGCGTCGTCGGACTTCGAGCAGTCGAGGAACAGCACCACCTCTTCGCCGGCTTCCACGACGACGTCCGGGCGGGCCAGCGGATCCCACGTCTGCGGCGTCTGCCACGCGTCCTCAGCGCCGGTGATCTGGTTGTACCACTTGCGACGCGATTCCGACGGCGGGTTCTGTGGGTCAATGATCGACTTCACGATGCGCTTGGCCGACAGCCAGAACGCGTCACCACGCACCGACTCCAACACTTCTGGCGCTGCCTCCACCGTCAACGGCGCTTCTGGCGGCGCCTCCAGGGAGTCATACATCAGACCGAAGTCGACGAACTTGGGGCGATCGTCCTCATCATCGGCGTCGGCGTTGCCCTGTGTGGCTTCCCACGCCTCACGCATGCGCTCGGCAGCGGAGTCTTCACCCGGGCGATACGCGTTGAAGATCGCGAGGATCCGAGCAGGCGAATCTATGTCACGCTTGGCGGCGTTGCCCTCTAGAGCGCCCCACATGTCGTGGCCGGCATTCGAGGAGTTCCAGTTCTGCGTCTCGTTGGGGATGATCTGCGTGGGTCGGCCACCCTCGATGGCCAGTGGTGACGAGGTAACAGCCTCAATATGGCGGGTGTCGCCCATCGCCCACACGTTCAGCTTGCCGATCTGGATGCCGAAGTACTTGCGAGTCTCAGCCGGAATCAGACTGGGCATGAGCTTCATGGTGTTCCTGGTCTGTTCCTGCGATACCGCAGCTACCTGCACCCAGGCGTTGAGCTCTTCGCGACCGATGGGACGGTCACCATCCCAGCCATCGAACGTGAGCGGCGCCACCATGGCCTCGACGGCCACCGTGGCGGCGATCGGGTCTTTGCCCCAGCCCTTCATTCGCTGCAGCGCGGCAGAGTGGTAGATGTGATCACCGTCGGGATCAATGGCGTGATACCAGAGGAGGAAGCGGGCTTGTTCAGGTGTGTACTCCCACGGCTCACCCAAGGGACCACGCAGCCACATCCCCGCGAACGCGAGCGCCTCCCACCCCAGAGTCGCCTCCGGCAGTGACCACCCGGTCTTCTTGGACCATTCCCAGGTGGGGCCAGTTGTGACTGGCTGCCACTTGAGGTTCTGTGGTGGTGCTGTTGTCGCGATCAGGTGACGGTAGTACTCGATGATCTGGCGCTTCTCGGTTTCCCGATCGGAGAGGAGCGTTGGTACGTTACGCGCTGTGGCCATGCGGTGTGCTCCATCGAGCATTGGCCTTGTCGCGGGCGGCGGTGGAGCGCGGTTCGTCCTTCACCCCGCCGCTGTCGGCAACGTCCTTGAGCTTGAGGCGCGCCAGCAACGCCGCAACGTGTGCCTCGTGAGCGCTGATCGCGGAGTACAACGGGTTCACCACGACCTGCCCGGTCGAGCCCAACATCATGACGTCCATGCCATCGAGTTCGTTGCGCAGATCGTGCACACGGTCAGCGCCGCGGCACGCGCTGTCGAGGACGAAGGTTTCATCTGGGCGCAACTCGTACTTCTCGACGACCGCACGCCACATCTTGCGACCACGGGGGCCCAACTTGTCAGGCGTCGGGGGCAACGGCTTCGGCGGCGGCGGACTGACCGACGTAGCCGCCGCGAGCGTCGGAGTTGGACGGTCGGGGCCCTTGGGAGCAGGCTTCTTGCGAGGCGCTGGCTTCTTCTTGGTCGCGGGCTTGCGCGCAGGCGCCTTCTTCTTGGCCGGTGCCGCCTTGGACGTCGACTTCTTCGCCGCTGGCTTCTTCTTGGTCGCGGGTGCGGGTGCAGCTGACGAGGCCTTCTTCGGAGTCTGCCCGGATGCTGCTGCCTGTCGTGTCCGAGCGGGCTTCTTGGCCGCCGGCTTGCGCACTGCAGGCTTGCTCGGGGGAGTGGGCTTCTTGGGGTCCGGGGTGACGTTCGTCATGGGTAGCCCTCCTGGGGCGCATTCGCGCCCACCTGGAGCGCTACAAGGTTGCGGTCAACTCAGTGATGTCGGCCAACGTGGACGGTGCACCGTTCCACCGACGGCCAGTGACGGTCATGAATCGGTCGCGCGAGTACACCTCAATCCGAACGCCGGCACGCTGCCCACGCCCGGGTGCGGGAGTGAGATAGCCGAAGATGTGCAGACCAGTGCCCGACGGACTGACCTCGATGTAGGTCGCGGGGCAACGGTCAACGATGGCTTGTGCCCAAGACTCGAGACGGCCATTGGTCAGGCACTTGTCGAGGTCGATGCAGCCGATTCCCTCGCCGAGCATGAAGCCCACGCCATGACCCGCTTTCGCGTCTCGCACCGCAGCGTAGGTCGCCCAGGTCGCGGGGTTCGTCGAGGACGCCGCCGCACCGGTGGCGGTGATCGGGCGGCGACTCATGCGCCCACGGCGTGACGTGTTCGCGTAACGCGCCCATCGCGGCAGTTCTATGAGCTCACGCGGAGGCCGCGCTGCACGGTGAGCTGCCACCCGGCACCGCGTCGAGCAGTACTGCGGGATGCGGCCTCGCCCCCCCAGGCGCAAAGGCGCATCACAGGCAGGTCGGTGGCAGATCAGGGCGTCGCTCATGGCCTCAGTCTAACACTGAATGTAACGATAAACCCGTTATACCGGGGTGTTTACTGAAAAGCCGGAGGCAGATCAGGAAATCTTGCCTGTGCGTGAAATCGCGGGTTGAAGGCACCCTCGCGCGCTGGGAGGCCCTCAGAATTGCTCTCAAGGCCTCTCGTAGGCACCCAAAAAATGAGAAAAAGTGGCATGCAATTTTGGACATGCT